GCGACGGTCTGTGTCCCCGCGAACGCGGACCCGGCTGCGCTCGCTTGATTCCCTGCGTACCAAGAGGAGAATGTAGTTCCGCTCCACGAAGTCGCGAGCCGCGTCGTGTTGGCGTTGAGTGCTGGGACGGACTGGGTGGCGATGATGCTCCCGCTGTAGACCCCGAAGCTCGTGTTGCTCTGGATGTACGGAGCCACGACGCCGATGGTGTTGACCGTCGCGGTGAGGTTGAGTGCCGACGAGTCAAAGAGTTTGGGACGGTCGAGTGTCGCTGCGGTGGACGCTGCCGCAACGAGGCCGCTCAGGTCGCGACCCTGAAACGATGCCGTCTCGGCGTTCCGCGTCACCGCCGCGCTCGTCGTGGGGATGTAGCTGGTGGCGTAGGCACCCGCCTCCCACTGGACTCCCCACACGAGCACGTCAGCAGCAGAGCGGGCAATGCCGCAGGTGCTGGACAGATTCCCGATATAGATTTGAGTCGCCCCCGCAGCGCCAGCCACACTGCACCGACTCCATGAGTCCCCGACATACGCACAAATCGCGCAAACGGTGGGAGCGGTAACGAGGATGACGAGGGTGCCCGACGTGCCAGCGTTGCCGCGAATATAGACGCTCCCAGTGTTGGCCGCGCCGAATGCGGCGAGCGTCTGCACGAGGCCCGACTGCTGCGCTGCCGTAGTGGCCGGAATCTGAATCCGCTCCGCCGTTGTGTCGTTACGCGGCGATGTCGCCGCGTCAGCAGTCACCGTAGGCGCGGCGACTCCAGTCCCGAATCCGCTCCAAATGACGTTGCTGATTTCTTCCGAGCGCAGCGCCGAGTTCGTCCGCGACGACTCCACCAGCAGTCCCTTCACGCCGCCGCTGTCGTACTCGACGCGCGGCTGGTTGGCGCTCATCACCACGAGGTCGCCATTTGCAATGCCCGTGGTGGCAAGGCCGCCCGTCGCGGTCTTCGTGCAGGTTGCGTTGCCGGTGCGGCTGAAGCTCAGCGTCTCGCCCTTCGCGCCCGTGGGGGCGGTGGTGGAGCACGCGGTGGTGGTGCCCGCGCCCGAGGCCGGGAAGGCTTCGAAGAAGGCGTAGCTCGTACCCTCGCGACCACGCACGCGAGCTGCCGAAGCGTCGCGCACGCGAACCAACGGGGAGTAGTCGACCTGGCTCAAGGCCAGGGCCAGGGCCAGGGTGAGAATCACTGGAGGTTGCTCGGGATGGTGCGGGGGGTGACGCGGTACACACGGCAGGTGCCCGAGCCGGTCGCCGTGATGAACGCGACCTTGCACTGCGAGGAGCTCGCGCTCGGCGAGGGGACGGTGATGTCGTAGATGGTCGACTGCGCGAGGCGCAAGTCGGTGGTGAGCGCCGTGCAGGTCGAGCCGTCGGTCACGGTGTCACAGATGCGGTAGCTGGCGTCGGCCGAGTCGCACCTGACGGAGATCTGCACCCCGCAGTCGAACGCGGCGGAGCTCGCCGAGGTGGTCGACGTGGAGATCGACTCGATGAGCGTGTCCTTCGCCGAGACCTCGGCGGGGACCAGCGTGAGCAGCGCGAGGAGGAGGAAGAGACGCTTCATGTGGAGCCCCTGGGTTGAAGGTGCCTACATGTTGCACATGTGCCCGCAAAGACGAAAGGCCCACGGCGAACCGTGAGCCTCTCGCTCCCCTCCCTCGACTTCAGCTCAGAGCTTCGACTTCAGCTCGTCGGCCTTGCTCGAGCCCGGCTCGCCACCCTCGAGTTCCGGCAGGTCGCCGTCTTCGAGCCCGAGCGGCGTCATCGACCGCGACTCCCCTTCGATGACCGCGCCCTCGCCCATGTCGAGCGCGCGCGACAGGCGGTCCCACTGCGGCGTCGGCGAGAGCGGCTGCTTCTTGAGCAGGCGCCGGATGACCGTCTTCTTCGCCATCTCCTCCTCGTCGGTCTCCCACGGGCCGCCCGGCTTGCGAGCGCCCGGGCTGCGCGCCTTGATGCGCATCACCTCGGCGTGGGTCATCACCTCGGACTCGGTGGCGCCGCCGACGAGGCGAGCACGCGCCCACACCGCGTACCAGAGGCCGGGGTCTTGCGGCTCGCCGCGCTTCGGGAGGTACGGGACGTGCTCGGGCATGACGCCGGAGCGCACCGTGAAGTGGTCGCGCTCGTGGACCGCCCAGGCGTTGATGGTGCGCACCAGGCCGGAACGCCCGGCCAGGTCGATGAGCCCGCGGTAGCCCGGGACGAGCGTGACCACCCCCTTGAAGGGGATGAGGTAGGCGCTGCCCAGCCGGCCGCTGGGGTCGAGCCCGAGGTCGGCGGCCTCGAGTGCCGCGCCGATGAGGCTGCTCGGCGTGCACTCCTGCAGCGCGGGGTTCTTCTGCAGGGCGACGCGGATCTGCATCACGAAGCGGTCGATGCTCATGCCGGCCGGCAGGAGCTTCTCGAGCTTCGGGGTGATGCTGAGCACGGGGCGCATCGCGGCGTCCATGCGCGTCAGCTTCGCTTCGGGCTTCTGGATCTGGTTCTGGTCGGTCACGGCTCGTCCTTCTTCTCTTCAGCGGGAGGGTCGATCTTCTCGTCGGTGGTGGGCTTGGGCACGACGGCGAGGAGCTGCCGGCGCTCCTTGGCCTTCGCCTGCCGCGCCTCGATGGTCTCGGGGTTGGGGCAGTCGGAGCCGTGGACGGTGCAGATGCCGGCGAGCGTAACGGCCTTGCACTCGGGCTTGGTGATGACGGGCTCGGGCTTCTCCGCGGCCTTCGCCTGCTCGATGAGGCCGGCCGCCACGTCCTTCGCGGTGTCGATGTTCATCGCGACCTGGCGCTCGCTCGAGGTGAGGGGGCGCTCGGAGATGACCTCTCCGGTGTCGTCACGCGAGGTGACGGCGCGGTTGGTGGTCCAGTAGGCGGTGATGGTGCAGGGCACCTGGCGCAGCTCCTTCTCGGTGCGCACCTTGAGCGCCACCTTCGACCGCTCGGCCTTGAGCGCCGCCGCGCGCGCCGCGAGGTCGGCCTTCACCGACTTGGCGTGGTCCTCGTGGCTGGCCACCTCGCCCTCGATGGCGGCGAGGCGCTTCGCGTAGTCGTGCACCTCTTCGGGGTGGAGCTTCACCTCGAGCTCCGTCTTGTACGTCGACAGCACCTGCGTCTCTTCCTTGGGGTCGCTCACATCGTCCTCTTCGTCTTGATGGGGTTGAATCGACGGACACCCTCCGTCGGGGTGAAGTTGTTGAGCCACTGCTTCAGGGCTTCGGGGGTCTGGTACAGCTTGCCGCCGGCCTCGAGCGCCGCAGCCTTCCACGTCCCCGCGTTCATCGCCGGCGCCGCGGTCTTCCAGTCGATGCGCGAGATGCCCAGCTCGTCGGGGATGCCTTCGATGCCGGGCGCGTCCTTGATGATGTCCTGCACCAGCACCTTCCGCGACTCGAGTTCGCGCGTGGCGTCGGCGACCGCGATGTAGACGCGGCAGAAGTCGGCGACGGTCTGCTTCCACGCCTCGTTCAGCTCGGAGAACTTGAGGTGCGGGTTTGCGCCCTCCTTCGGGTAGATGACGCGCAGGTCGTCGCCGTACTGCGCGGGGGGCGGGACGCCGGGGATGACGTGGTTCTCGATGAAGGCCGTGGCCTTGTCGAGCACCTTGCGCTCCAGCTCCATGTCCCTGACGTGCTTGAAGATGCGCAGCTCTCCGCCGATGAGCGCCGCGAACACGCACTCGGAGCGCCCGGTGACGGCCAGGCCGAACACGCCTTGCAGCAGGTACTCCTGGGGCACGTCGTCGGTGCCCTGCTCGCCCCAATCGCCAGCGGTGAACGGGCCGGGCGACTTCACCTCGAGAAGCTGCGACGAGTTGAGGCCGTCGGGCGAGTAGGTGAACCACGGGTTGTCGGGGTGGACCAGCGGCAGAGAGGGCACCTCCCACTGCTGCACGCCGAGCCGTGCCGCCGACCAGTTGCGGATGGCCGGCTCGAGGAAACGGCCGCGCTCCATGTTCGGGTTCTCCTCGACTTCCTCGGCTTCCTTCCGCACGTCGAGGTACGCATCGAGCGGGGTCTTGTAGCGGTTGAGCCCGATGGCGGCGGCGATCATCGATCCACCAAGCCTTCGAGCCTGCTTCTGTTCAGGGGTCAGCACATCGTTTCTCCTTTGGCCGCGCACCATACACGGCACCACTGACACGCAGGCCCGGAAGCGGTATTCATTCACCCATGGTCAATCTCTTTGCTCGGTACGTCGACCGCTTCGGCGGCGGCGAGAAGGTCGCGGAACGACTCGGCATCACCCCTTCGATGGTGAGCCTGTTGAAGAACGGCGAGAGGCGCCCGTCACTGGCTCTTGCGCTCACCATCGAGCGCGTGACCCGCGGGGGTGTGCCCGCGAAGAGCTGGAAGAAGGAGCCGAACCGTGACGGACGAAAAGGAACCAACCCTCGCCGACGTGCTTGAGGCGCAGCGCGCCACCTACCGCAAGCTGCTCGAGATCGAGCGCAAGCTCGACAAGGCGGAGGCGCAGGGCAGCCTCGGCGTGGTCGCTAGCGGCAAGAAGAAGCCGAACCCGCAGCATGTGCTGCTCCAGGGCCGGCTGCTCAGCGAGTGGCTGAAGGCGAAAGGGGAGAAGTACAGCTTCGCGCCGCGCGACGCGAAAGCCATCAGCAGCTTGCTCAAGAGGTCGATGACCATCGACGAACTGGTGGCGCGGTGGTGCTTCGCGTTCAAGAACGGGTGCAGCTCGATCTTCGAGTTCGAGATGAATTTCAACAAGTACATCGTCCGAGAGACTGGCCGCGAGCAGGTGACGGCCGGTGTTGACCTCTACTCGGAGAAGAAGCCGTGACCTTCAAGCTGCTGGCGGAGAAGGAGCAGCGCCTCGTTTTGCGCACGCTCGAGGTGCTGCCCAAGATGACGACGCTGTGTCTCATCGAGGGGCTCACCGATGAGGACAAGGCCGCGGTGCGCATCGCGGTCCAGGTGCTGCTGCACAGCATCAACCGTGCGACCGGGGCCATCAGCGATGACGAGTACACTGCCCTCGGCTTTCTCATCAGGGAGCTCGAGTGAGCGCGACCCTCATCGATCGAGAGGCCGAAGAGATGCTGCTCGGCACGGTGGCTCTCGCGTCGAACACCGACGGGCCGCAGGCGACGCTGGAGGCGTTGGACAAGCTGTCGTTGACCGCGGGGGACTTCGCGCACGAGCACACGAGGGACACGCACGACTTGATGCGCGCGTTTCTCGTGCGCGGAGACCCCTGCGGTGTTGTGCAGCTCGAGCGAGAGGCGAAGCGGAGGGGCATCGCCATCGCCTGGCTCATCCAGTCGCAGGCGCGGTCGGTCGGCGAGCTGTCGCTGTGCCGGCACTACGCCGACAGCCTGCGCGAGTTGGCCGCGCGACGGCGGCTGCGCGAGCTGGCGGTCGACCTGCAGCAGCGCGCCGAGCACCCGGGCACCGCGGTCGAAGAGACCGTCATGCACCTCTCGACCGTGATGAACCAGCTCGCGAGCGGGGCATCGGCCCGCGTCGAGACGCTCGACGTGAAGATGCCGGTGGTGAGTCGGCAGCTCGACGAGGTGGCGCGCGGCGTCACCGGGACCGTGCTGAAGACGGGCATGGAAGCGTGGGACACGAACGTCGGCGGGTGGTGGCCGACGCTCAACGTCATCGGCGGGCACCCGAGCCGGGGCAAGTCGGGGCTGGTGGCGGCGCAGATCCTCTCGCTGGCGCAGCAGGGCGTGCCGGGGATGATCTTCAGCCTCGAAGACCCCGCGGAGTGGCTCATCTACCGCTACCTCGCCCACTTCAGCCGCGTGCCCGGATTCGTCCTCCGAACGAGGGAGTTGAACCAGGAGCAGCAGGAAGCCATCGGGCGCGTCTGGCCCGAGGTGGAGCGCCTGGCGAAGTTCATCATGTTCGACGAGCGCAGCCGCTTGAAGCCGGCGCAGTTGGTCGGTGCGGCGCGCGACGCCATCCTCAAGAGGGGCGCGCGGTGGATCGTCGCCGACCACGCCGGCGAGTTCTCCTATGACCAGCGACGCGGTGGCGACCGCTTCGACCTCGACGTGGCCGAGGGTCTCATGGAGATGCGTGCGGTGGCGAAGAGCTACGGGGTGCCCTTCGTGCTCCTCTCCCAGCTCTCGCGCAGCTCGAAGCCGCCGCACACGATGCAGGACTTCAAGAACGCGAGCGCGGTCGAAGAGGCCGCTCGCATGGCGGCCATCGTCTGGACCAACGACGGGAAGCCCCTCGAGCCCACCGTCAGCATCGTGAAGAACACCAACGGCAAGCGGGACTTCGACCTCCGCATGGTTCTCGACCCCATCTCCGGGCTGGTGGTCGAGCCGCCTTCGCCGACCAGCCTGCCCGGTCACCAAGGAGGTCTCTTTTGAAACGCGACGTGTGGACGTGCAAGGCAACGGGCTGCAGCAGGCAGGTCGAGAAGATCGGCGACCTCGTGTGCGCCGGTCACTGGAAGCTCACGCCGAGCGACCTGCGCCGGCTGCTCAACAAGGAGCAGCGTGCCCGCGAGTCGAAGGCCAAGCAGGGGCGCGTCGTCGCCGCCGCGGGCCTCGTCATCGCCTATCTCGAGACCGTGAAGATCCAGCTTCCCTAGCCGTCGGAGAGACCACCATGAGCAAGAACGCACTCGAGATGCCGTCCCGTCAGCACTACCTCAAGTTCCAGTGCAGCATCCCCAGCGGCGGGAAGAACCAGGCCGCGCGCCGGCAGGAGGTCATCGACGCCGCCGCTGCTCACCTGCGCGCCGTGGCTGGCGCGGCTGCGCGCAACGTCGAGATCCGCGCCGTGTACCAGGAGCGCGGCGAGAAGCACGACATCATGTCGAAGTGGGACGTGCTCGTCGTGTGCGGGTTCGACGGGCCGCTCACCGAGGAAGGGAAGAAGCTGCAGATCGAGCGCAACGTCCACGAGCTCGACAAGGCTTTCGACGCGGGCCAGCCGGCGAAGGGCAAGGTGTTGCTGTCGTGAAGATCCGCGTCACGTTCCCGCTCGAGATCTCCGTCGAGACCGTCGAGCTGTTCTGGCGCGCGAAGACGGGCCATTGGGGCGCGTGGTTTGGCCACACCGCGCGGCACGAGGCGGTGCAGATGATTCGCGCCTACGTCGAGAACCACGGCTGCGCCGACCTCAACGACGCCATCGAGGAAGCACAGAAGGAGGCCGCAAGTGCGCTGCACACTCGCTGAGCTGTACGCCCGCACCAAGGAACCGGTGCCCGAGAAGCCCCCGGTGCTCATCGTCATCGGCTCGGGCCGGAACGCCGAGTGGTGGCGCGTGTGGGAGGCGGCACCGCCGAAGGACGCGGCGAGCTGCCGGTACAAGCTCATCATGAAGGACGGGAGGAACGTGTCGTGAGGTGGCCATCTTCCGACGCGGTGATGGCTGATCAGCTCGAGGAGTTGGGGTTGCGCAAGCCGCTCGGCCAGATGTTGAGCGCAACGGGCGTCGAGTGCGGCTGCTCCATGGAACGCCGCGCGCTCTACTGGTCCAGGCCGCACGGCCCCGACTGCCTCATGTGGCGCCTCGCTGCGCTGCTCGGTGTGACGGAGCGGTTCGTTACCATCGACCACGAAGCCGCGCTGGTGCTCGACTCGACCGTGACGCGGCAGACGAGCGAGATGAGGCACCGCCGCCTGAGCTCCCACATCAGGGTCGACTTGCTCGAGTGCGGCCCGTGGGGGAAGCGGCAGGTGGACCTCTGCGAGCAGGCATGGGGGCGCTACGTTCGCAGCGAAGCGGTCCGCGCCGCGGTGGCCGCTGGCGACAACGCGATTCCCGGCGAGGCGCTCACGGTTCAGGACATCGAGACCGCGCGTCGCGCTGGCTTTCCGATCGATCCGGATCCGATGCGCTATCGGTACATCGCTCAGGTTCCGACTGGATCTGCGGTTCCCATTGAAGAACTCGAATCGTCCGACTGGCGGCTCGAGTACCTCGGCAAGTTCCCAACGGAGGAAGCACATGGCGAGACGGAAGCCGCAGATCTGCAAAGTGGACGCGAACCAGCCGCTGATCGTGGAGGAGTTGGTGAACCTGGGCCTGACGGTGCAGTCGCTGGCGAAGGTGGCGAAGGGGTGCCCTGACATCGTGGTCGGGGTCGAAGGGATGAACCTGCTGTTCGAGATCAAGATGCCCGGCAAGGGGCTCAACGAGGAGGAGACGCGATGGCGACAGAAGTGGAGAGGTCAGGTGACGATGGTGACGAACTCGGTGGAGGTGGTGGTGGAGATCGAGCACCAGATGATGAAGCGGGGCCTCAAGCTGCCGCTGAAGCTGGCGGCGCACCTGGTGCTCTGAAGATCAGCGACCAGTTCCAGACGCCGGCGCACGTCTTTGACCCGCTCAACGCGAAGTACAACTTCGTGTGGGACTTGGCGGCCACGCGCGAGAACTCGAAGTGCGGAACGCTGTACTGCTACACGCGCGAGGACGATGCGCTGCGGCAGCATTGGGCGGAAGACATCGCTCGAGGCGGGAGCGCAGAGCGGTGGCTCTGGAACAACCCGCCATACAGCAAGCCGAACCTGCCGTTGTTCACCGCGAAGGCTCGAGAGGAGTGCCGGCTTGGCGCCGCCATCGTGCAGCTCGTGCCTGCGACGGTCGACGCCGGCTGGTTCCAGGACAACGTGTTCTACGGCGGGGACATCGTGACGAAGCGGGTGGTGCGCAACGTCGGCCCGCTCGACGGCACCGAGATCGAGATGGTGATGCCGGGCGGGTTCCTCTGCACCGTGCGCTTCCTGCGCCGGCGCATCCAGTTCTTCAACCCGCACCGCGATGTCGACGGCGAGTCGGCCAAGACGGGGAGCGCCATCATCGAGTGGCGGCCGCGGCGGCTCTGTTGACCGCTGCCTCGATGGCGATCGACAGCTCGGCGTCGCTGAAGTCGCGCTGCCCGTTGTCGCCCGCGTCGAGCTTCTGCGCGAAGGTGAGGGCCGCGCGCTTCTTCAGCCGGCCTGGCAGATGACGGTGGCTCTGCTCGGTTGCAGCCACCGCGTCGGTGGCGATGCGCTGCAGGGTGTCGCTGGCCTTCACCTTCGCCGCGTGCAGTTCGTCGTCTCGAGCTGCGCGCTCAGCCACCAGCCGCTTGTTCTCCTCGAGCGCGAGGTCGAGCTCAGCCCTCATCCCCTCGACGAGATGGTTGCGCCGGCGCGCGAGGGTGATGCCCACGGCGATGGCCGAGCCGAGAGCGGAGGTCAGCGAGACGTAGAGCGGGTCGAGCATGGCGTTACCTCACGGTGAGCTGCGTCTGAATGCTGACGGTGTTCGCGGTGGTGGCCGACGCGAGGTAGCCCATGACGACGCACGTCCCATTCCACAACTTCGTGCCGGTCGGGTTCGCGTTGACGACGCTGATGGTGCCGCCCACGTTCGCGAGCGGGCTCGGGATGTACACGAGGGGCCGGAAGAGCACGACCGACACCGCGCCCGCCGTGAGCGTCGTGCCGAGCGTGATGTTCTCGACCGAGCGGACACCCCGGTCGCCAGCGGCCAGCAGGAAGGGCACGAAGGTCCCGAGCGCGGCGGTGGCGGGGAAGCTTGGGATGGTCGCCGTGTTGCCCGCGTTCCCGTCCGAGTCCGTGTAGCTGGCGGTGATGGTCGTCACCGCGCTCGCGTTCGTCGTCGCCGTGGTGACGTGCAGCGCGAGGAAGATGCCCTCTCCGTTGGTCGCGCCCTCCTGGTCTCGCGCGTTGATGGTGCCGGTGGTGATGCTCTGTGCGGTGGTGGTCGTCACCACCAACCCGGTGTTGAACCAGAGCAGGTCGTACAGAAACGGGACCGACGCGACGGTAGACCCAGCCGTCGCGCTCGTGAGGTAGTAGTTGCCGCTCGCCGGGTCGGGCATGTACGGAGCACCCGCGATGGTGGCGTCAGCGGTGGTGTTGCACGCGACGTGGTCGCCATTGAGCCCCGGCGTCCCCGGAACCCACGAGCCCGGCATTCCAGCGCTCGCCGTGAGCGTGTGGAAGAGGCCAGCCGCCTCCGAGGTCGCGCCCACCTTGAGGAGCGACTGCGTGCGCCCGTCGATGACGGTCGTCGCGGGGGTGCGGAGGATGCCTGCCGAGTCGTACACGGCCCACTCACCCTCGGCGTCCATCTTCACAGACTCTCCGGGGCCGAGAGACACCGAATACGCCTCGTAGTTGGTGCCCCCCACGTCCTTTTGAAACGTGAGCCGATTGGCAGCGCTGGTGCTCTTGTTCCGAAACGTCGCGCGGCGGAGCTGCCGCTGCGTCGATGCAGCGGGCGCGGAGACCCACGTCGTCGTGGTGGCCGTCGTGATGGCTCCCTGCGTGCTGCCGGGGGTCGCCGTGCCGCTGGCGTAGTCCACGAAGCTGACGAAGTAGTCCACCGCCGCCGTCGTCGTGGTGACGACTTCGAGCGAGTGCGTCGTCTCGGAGAGGATGGTCTGCGCTGACGCGAGCGCGGGCAGGAGAGTGAGCAGCAGGGCGAAACGCATCAGGGGCCTCCGATTGAGACGAGCCGCGACACCTGCGCGGCAGTGAGCCCGCCACCGCCGCCCGAGGGCGTGGAGCACGAGCAGGTGGTTCCGTTGCAGGTGAGGAAGTCGCCCGCAGTGCACGTCGGCTGAGTCGCGCCGAGGCCGCCGCGGGCTCCCGAGAGCGTGCCGGTGGTGATGTCGCCCGTGTCGAGCGCGCTGATGGTGGTGCCCGTGTGCGCGTGGGAGTCGTCCACCACGGACGGGCTCGTGGCCGTGCCCCCGAGGTCACCAGCGAGGCGTACGCCTCCCGTGACTCCGCTCGTCGAGTCGGGGAGCGTGTACGTGCCCGGAGGCGTCGAGCAGGTGAGCGCGCCGGCCGCCGAGATGTCGCTGACGTACTGCCCTGCTCCACACGCGGTCGGGTCGCTGGCGAGTGCGGAGGCGGTACTGATGGTGCTCACGCACAGCCACGTCGTACCGTTCCAGCTCAGCGCCTCGCCTGCGCCGCACGTCACCGTGGGCGTCGAGCCGCCACCGCCCGAGACGGTGACGGTCATCCGCCCGCCCGTCTGCGCGCACGAGATGCCCGCGCCAGAGCAGTTGATTTCGAAGGCGCGAAGTCGGTCGGCGCGGCAGTAGCTGCCCTCGTCCATGCAGAGGACGGGCTGGTTGTTGAGATTCAGCGAGGGGATCTGCGCCAGGAGAATCAGCAGAAGGTTCACAGGATCTCACCTCCGTAAATGGTGATGTCCGCGTCCTCGCCACCGGCGCCGTCGGCAGCCAGCTCGAGTTGCAGCTCAGAGATGTTGGTGCAGTTGATCTGCACCGACCGTGCTTCGCCGGGAGGGATCGAGGCGAGGTCGGCCAGCGAACTCGGTGCGTAGACGCCGCTCGACAGCAGCCTGCTCCCGATGATGCCGGTGTAGGTCTGCGTCGCCGACTTGTTCTCCACGAAGATGACGCACACCTCGACCGAGCGCACGTTGACCTCGAGCACCGGGAGGCTCGCGATGCCGACGGTGCGCGTGAGGGGACCGATGATCGAAGGGGCGCTCACAGCCAGCCTCCCGTCGGGCGCTTTCGCTCTTCTTCCGCGAAGTCATCGACCACCGCGGCGTCCTTCTTCGGGCGCCAGTCGTAGCGCCCAGCGGCCGGAAGACGCTCGATGCCGGCGTCTTCATCACCAGCCGTCGGCTCGATCCCCTGGGGCACGTCGACGAGTCCCTCGTCCATCGCCACCTCGATCGCCGCCTCGTCGAGTGCGGCCTGGCCGTGGTCGGTGCCGAGCAGGCCCACGAGGTAGCCCGTGACGGCGCCCGTGTTGCCGCCAGCTCGAGCGAGGCGCTCGCCGAAGTCGGGCAGCCGGCTCGCCATCGCCTGCAGCACCTTGGGGTGCTCCATGATGTTCTGCGCCATCTTGCGCGCGACGAAGAGACCGCCCGCGCCACCGATGGCCGAGCCGTAGGCTGCGCCGGTGCCGCCGCCCTGCGCCCCGCCGATGGCACCGCCGATGGCAGCGCCCGCGCCCGCGCGCACGCCGAGGCCCAACAGCTCCTTGATGGCGTTCATCTTCTGCGAGTTCATGTTTCGCAGCGCCACCTTGGCGGCGTACTGCTTGTCGGGGATGGCGCCCGGGCCGAACCTGCGCTGCGAGCCGACGAAGCGACGCACCTGCTTCGCCGCGTTCTTCGCCGAAGCGTCCATGAGGTCGGCCTCGGCCTGGGGGAAGCGCCCGGCGAGCCCCGCGCGGATCTGCGCCGCCTTGCCGCCGGCAACGGCCTGGGGCATCTGCTCGACGCCTTCCTGGATGGCGAGGTTCTTCACCGCGGCCACCGCGTCCTTCTTCTTCTGGCCGTAGGTGCCGAGCAGCGACGCCACCCGACGCGAGACCTCCGACGAGAGCCGCTTGCCGGCGCGGTCACCCATCCACTTGATGAACTTGCCGCCCGCGGCGCCGAGCCCCTCGCCAACGGCGCCGGCGACGCCACCGACACCGGCGTCGAGCAGCGTGCCCTCGAGGTCACCGCCAGAGGTGTCGGCCGAGCCGCCGATGGCGCCGTGCGCGCCACCGAGCGCCGCACCGCGCTTCATCATCTGCCCGAGCTTGATGGGCGCCGCACCCGCGCCCGTCGGCGTGAGCATGGGCGCCATCTGGCCGGCGAGGAACGCGCCGGGCGACTCGGCCTTCGCGCGGTCCATGCCCTTGCGCAGCCAGTCGCGATTCGAGCGGAAGCGATCGACGACGCTCTTGGCCTTGAAGTGCGGGTCGTCGTCGGTGGTGGTCTCCGACGCCTTGGCCGACTCCTCGCCGAACAGCGCGTCTTTCGCCCCGATGATCGCGGGCACGCCGGCCAGCGACAGCGAGTCGAGCGCGCTGATGCCGAGCGTGCTGGGCGCGCCGTGGATCTCGGGCTTGGCCTGCTCCATCTCCTCGTCGGTCAGCACGTCGCCGCCGCCGAGCCCCATCTCCTCGTCGGTGAGAACGTCGCTCATGGGCCACCTTCGACGAGGTGCCAGCCGTCAGCCCGACGCTCTCGCAGCTTGCCGTTCTTGTCGACGCGCCGCTCGCCGACGGCGACCTTGGGCTGCTGCGGCCGCGGCTGGTTCTTGAGCGGGGCCTGCAGATCCTGGCCGACCCACTCGTTCGAGATGCCCATGTCGCCCAGCAGCGCCTGCTTCGCGCCCTGCGGAGCACCCGCGAGCGCCTGCCGCGTGTCGCCGGCCATCGACCGCTCGATGATGGCGAGGCCGCGCTCGAGGTCGGCCGGGCGCAGGTTTGAGCTCGTCGGGTCGGCGGCGATGCGGCTGATGAGCACGCGCTCTTCGTTCGCCGTGATGGACTTGCCGCCCCCGGCCTGCAGGAAGCGCGCGACCACGCCGCCCAGCTCCTGGCGCAGCGCGCGGGTGTCGTTGTCCATGAACACCGAGGGCATGAAGCCGCCAGCGATGCCGGTCTTCGTCTTCTCCCAGCCGCCCATCGACTGCGCCATCGACTTCACGCGCCCGATGGCGTTGTAGGTGTCGACGAGGTGCTGCGGGAGCTTGTTGCGCAGCGAGTTCATCTGCGCTGGCGACATGCCGACGCCGCCCGAGCCCCCGCCCTTCACCATCTTCGACGGGGCGGCCTCCTTGAAGAAGGTGTCGACGTCGGCCGCCGACATGTCGAGCCAGACCTTCGGGTCGATCTTCGTCACGAGATCGGGGTACATCGCGACGACCTGCGCGCGCCGGCGCCGGCTGATCTCCGACTTGCCGTCGTTGTAGTCGCCCTCCTGCTTGCGCTTGGCGATCTTCGCCTGCCGATCCTCGAGCAGCCCCTGGCGCGTGAAGGCTCGATCCTCGCCCTCCTGCTGCCGCTCGAACGCCTGCTGTCGCAGCGCCTGCTTGGCCTTCAGGTCGCGCAGCGGGTTCTCTGCCGCCTCGCGAACGGTGGCGCCGCGGTCCCCGGTCTCGGTGCCGCCCTGCACGTCGGCGTAGTGCCCGAACTGCGACGCGACTTGAGCGAGGAACGCTTCCTCGTCACGGCGCTTCTGCGCGGCAGCGAGCTCGGCTTCGTCCTTCGACGTGTCGGGCGGGGCCGCGCCGGTCACCATCTGTTCGACCGCGCCGAGGGGCTGCCGGGCGGACGCCTGGCCCGAGGGCGCCGACTGCTCGGCCGCCATCGTGAGGAAGTCCTTGCCGAACTGGGGCCGCTCAGGGGCGGGCGCTTCGCCGGCGCCGGTGGCGAGCGGGGGGCGTGCCGCGGGCCGGGACTTGGCGGCCGCGCCGGCAGGCGTAGCCATGCGCTTCTCGAGTGCGTTCGCGTCGCGGTCATGCGCGAGCGCCATCTCGGAGTCGAGGGTGTCGATCTTCGACTGGTCCACCGCGCGCCCGATGCCCTTGCGGAGCTTCGCCCACTTGGCGTCGTCAGCGGCGACGTTCATGTCCGCCTCGCGCACCTTCATCTGCGCGATCGAGTCGCGTTCGCCCTGTCCCGCCATCGACATGAGCTGGTCCGCGGTGAGGCCCGGGTCTTTGGTCTCCTGGCCGGCGTACTTGTCCATCTGCGCGCGGATCGCCGACTGCGAGAGGTACGGCTTGCCTCCCGGCGTGAGCTGCTCGGGCTGATCGTCGGCGCCCCACTCGACGTTCGACGGGAGAACGGTGGCGGTCTCGGGGGGCGAGGCCCACTCGTCGGGCGTCGGCGCGGGGCGGCGCGGGGTGAGGTCGATGCGCTGCTTGGAGGGATCGAGGGAGCCCATCACGCCGCGGCTCGAGCTGGTGCCGGTCGGCGGCGGAAGCTCGCGCGTCGGCCGGGCTGCGTCGCTCGGCACCATGTTCGGCATCGCCTCAGGGTCGTACTCGAGGGGCTTCGGCAGCCCGGAGCGCGGGGGAGGAAGCGGAGCCGTGTCGGCTCCGAGGTCGACGCCGGAGCTGTTGAGACGGGGCTTGGAGCGCAGGCGCTCGAGCGCGGCCGCGGCGGCATCCGGGGCCTCGGGAACGGCCGAGCTGCCTTCGGCGAGCGAGGCGATGTCCTTCGCCACCGGAGCGCCAGAGAGCGCCTGGGCGACGCGCGGGGTCTCGCGCAGCTTCTTCGTCGCCGAGTACGCGCGCAGCTCCTTCCGCAGCTCGTCGCGCTTCGCGTTGAGCTCGAGCGGAGGCACCTTGGGGTCCGCCAACATCCAGCGGTCCCAGTCGATGCTGCCGTCGGGCTTGAGGTACTCCTCGATCGTGAGGTTGTCGGCCATGACTCACATGCCTCCTGCGATGGCGCCAACCGCGGAGCCGGCTGCGCCACCTACGGCGCGAGAGGTGCGCCGGGCGCTCTGGCCCTTCGCGGTGTACTGGTCGATGAGCAGCTTGAGCCCGGAGGTCTCGCCGCCGAGCTTGCCCATCGAGTTCTCGAACTGCCGCTGCTGGATCTCGTTGTTGTAGAGCTGGGTCTGGTCCTTGCGACCGAGGTTGAACTGCTGGATGCGATCGCGCGAGCCGGCGACAGCGTTCTTCTGCCCGAGGTCGCGACCGGCCAGGCTCGAGGCGTAGCTGGAGCCCATGCGCAGCGCCTCGAGAGCTCGAGCAGAGGCGTCGCCAGCGGCCTGAACGCCACCCTGGTAGAGCCGGTTGCTGGCCTGCTGCGCGGCGACCTGCTTGCCGACGGCGCCGGAGCCGGAAAAGCCGCGGCGTCGCGCATCGCGGTCGATGGCTGCGCTCGTGGCGGTCGCGTTCTGCTGCGCCTCGACGCGCGCGCGCATGAGGTTCGCCTCGTCCTCGGGCGTCATCTTGCCGCTCGCCCGGTCCATCATCTGCCGGAGCGCGGCGTCTTCGACCGACGTGTACCGCTCGTCGGCGCGCACCCCGGCGAGGGCGGTGTCGCCCTGCAGCTCGGGGTACATCTTCATGATGGTCGGGAGCGGGAGGTCGGCGTACTTGCGCGAGATCGTCCACGCGAGATGTCGGGCCTGCTCCATGTCGCCGGCAGCGATCGCCTCGCCGATCAACGCGCCGAGGTACTCGCCGATCGCTCCGCCTGCTGCCATGCCGCCTTGCGCGCTCATTCCATCGTCTCCTTCAGCTCACCGGGTAGAACGGGAGCTCTTCGCTCACCGGAGGATCGTAGGCCGCCTGCAACTGGTTGCCGCGCGTCCGCTTGAACTTGTTGGTGCGACGCTCCCACTCGGCGTCGAAGGCTGCGCGCGCCGCGTCGTTTCGAGCCGCGCGTGCGGCGTCTTCCTTCTGACGCTTGATGAGCGCCTCGCGCTGACGCAGCTCGGGCACCTTGCCGGCGAGAGCCTGCGCGCGGCCGGTGATGTCGCGCTCGTAAGCCTGTGCCGTCGACGCCGCGTTGCTGGCGGTCGCGTTGAACTGGTCGAGCAGGTTGCCGTACTTGCCGCGGAGGGCATCGGCGCGCTGGCCGCCACCGGCGCCGTTCATGAGGGCCATGTCGAGCTGCGAGCCCCCGGCGCTCATCGGCCCCTTGTACTGCTGCTGAAACTGCGCCTGCGGAGAGGCGTTGATGCGCGCGGCGGCGTCGCCGATGGCCTGCGAGACGCCCGGGTCGAACTCCTTGAGGGTACGGGGGCCGGAGTAGCCACGGCGCGCGGCGGCTTCGGTCTGGTCGGCGGTCTGCGCGCCGGCGAAGGTCTTGAAAGCGTCGTTCTGGTCGCGCTGCGCGGCCTGGCCGAACTTGGTGGCGGTCGACTTCAGGCGGTCCTGGGCCTGGGCGCCTTGCGCCTCGAGCGAGCCGAACACGTCTTCGTTCATGCGCTCGCCCTGCCCCTTGTTGGCGGCGAACACGTCCTGCATGTTGACCCAGCTCGAGATCCTGTTCACGTCACGCCTCCTCCGGCGAAAGGTAGACCTGCATCTCGTACCGCTGAGACCACTGCAGCCCCCACACGCCGTTCACGCGGAGACGCCCGTCGCCGAGGTCCTGCCAGTCGACGAAGGGCGTCCCGTTGCCGACATTCTGCCCCGACTGCCCCACCAGACGACAGCCGAGCACCAGAAGACCACGCACCCGCTCGAGGTCGTGGCGAACGATGAGGGGCCAGCCCGGTCCGACAAACTGGTGCGGCGCGGCCGCGACAGTGGCGAGGAACGTCACCCCGTCGACGTAGACCGGGTTTCCGACGCCTGGGCCTGCGTAGTTGAGCACGCCGCCCGTGTTGACCGAAGTCAGGCCCCACGAACCAGCTCCGCCGACGACCGCAGCGCTAGGCAGTACGAATCCGGCAGAGATCGGCCTGTAGCCGGCACTGAGCGTGCCGAGCGGTGAGCCATTGGGGATGCCGCCCGCGTAGATGCCGCTTCCGGCGAGCCTCGAGCCCTTCAAGCGAACTCGGCCGCCCGGCTCCATGAGGACGGAGATCGAGCCGTTCTGGCCTGCGACCGAGCTGACGACATCGGTGCGCCACGGCGCGTCGTCTGGCATCTGGAACTTGAGCAGCGACAGCTTGCCGGGCGTGTTGTCGCGCAGCGTCACGCCGCCGTTGAGCTTGTCGATCTCGTCGCTGTGGGCGTTCACCGCGGAAGCGATGGCCTCGAGCGCGGTCGTCATGTCGCCGAAGCTCTCGAGCTCCTTCGTGCGCGGCTCTACCTTGTTGCGCTTGAAGCCGGCCATCGGTCACCTCGAGATGGCGGTGTTGAGAACCTCGCCCACCTTGGCGAAGCCGTGGAGCGCAAACTCAGTCGCTTCGGCATCGAACTGCACGCCGATCCAGAGGTACTGACCGCGAGAGAAGTCAGTCGGGACCATGACTCGAGCCGTTGGAAGCACCGGCGTCTCGGAGGTGTACTGCTCCGCCGAGAACCGACGGACGGTGATGACGCCGAAGACGGTCTCGTCGGTCAGCGTCTCATCGCTCAGCGGAGAGGCAAAGCCGTACTTGAACGCGAGTGGCATGCCGCCGGCGATGGGTGGCTTCCGCATCAGAAGGACCACCTCATCCCATCGCTTGTCGAGGAACGGGGCCTTGTCGTACTGCGCCACGAACAGCGCGCGGGCGGTGATCGAGAACGAGTCGCCCGCAGGGTCTTCGTCCTTGATCGAGGTCGCGCTGCCGCTGACCTTCTCCGACCAGAGCATCCCCTCGCCGGTCGAATTGAAGTACGGCTCGACGAAGTACGCGCGGCGATCGGCGTCGTTGATGACTGCATGCGTGAAGCACTTGCTGTATTCGTTGCCCTTCGACCGCGGGTACACCCACCGCGCCCACGTCTTGGTGACGATCGAGAAGACCAAGCACTCGCCGCAGCCGAGCTGACTCCCGTTGTCGTCGGTCGCGCTGCCAGGAAGGAACAGGCGGATGAGACTCTCGCGGTCGTCGGCGAGCATGAACGCCTCATCGACTCGGCCGGTGACGACCGACTCGCCGTCTACTGCGACCTGCAGGTAGTCGCGGAGCAGCGCGTCGATGTCCTCGCTGATGATCTCGAACGAGCTCTCGGTGATGCGCACGACGCCGCGGGTGGTCCACGCCACAACCGATTCGGCGAACGAGACGACGCAGTCTGGCGCCACCGCGCGCACGGTGGCATCGGTGCGCTCGAGGTCGAAGGTGTCGGGGTCGTCGCCAGTGATGCGGTACAGCCCGTCTTCCTTGAAGACCCAAAGCGTCTCGCGCGTGACGGCGAGCGCGACGATGCGCGCCGAGCTGGAGCCCACGTCGACGAAGTTGCCCTCGGGGAAAGCCTCGTACTCGAGCGCCTTCGAGAAGTAGACGCGGTTGATCGGTGACTCGCTCGAGCTGGCGGCGATGGCGTCGGAGTAGAAGTTGACGACGTTGCCGGCGACCGGGCCTGCGTTGATGCCGACCTCGGCGTAGGTGAACGTCGTGGCGCCGACGGTCACGACGGTGTGCGGCCCTGCGCCGAACGACGCGCTCAGAGGGTTGGGGATGATCACGCGGTCACCGGCCTTGAGCCCGTCGGTGAGGTTGCCCGCAGAGATGGTGGCAGTGACCACGTTTGCCACGCGCTGCAGCGAGAACGTGCGCGAGCCGGCAGCGCCGGCGAGGATGGGAAGCAGCTCGGGCGCGAACGCCGTGCGCGGAGTCCAAGCGGCGCCGCCGCTCGCCTGTTCAGCCCACACGGCGAAGGCGACGGTCGTCACACGCTGGCCGTAGAGGCGGATCTCGCCGGGCACGTCATCGGGGCCGCTGGCGTACTCGGCCCACAGGTCATCGTTTGTGCCGGTGATGGCGAAGAGCTGCAGATTGATCGCGCTGACGATCGAGATCGCGGTGTCGGCGACGTTCTGCGAGGCCGAGCCGGCCGTGTAGACCTGAAAGTCCGTGCCCGCGGTGATGGTCAGCGGAGACGAGAAGCCGGTGATGACGATGCGGTCGTTGGCCGCGAGTCCGTTGGTGCCGCCGACGGCAAGCAGTCGGAAGGAGAACGACTGCCGGTTGGTCGGAACCGCCACCCACAGGCGATCCTTGTGCAGCACCACGTCTTCTCCGAGCGGCGGAGGGTTGTTGGCGTTCTGGATGCCCTCGCCGGCGTTCGGCGAGGTGTAGAGGTACTCACCGCGCAGTGCGTCGGGCACCACGTCGGTGTGGAAGAAGTAGCCCGTGGAGCACTCCGTCTGCGTCAGCGCGCGCTCGTACACGAGGCGGAGATCATCCTCGGGCTCCGCGCCGACCGGAACCTGCGAGCTGCGCCAGATCTGCACGAAGTGCGTGTCGTCGAGCCCTGGCGGAATCGTGAGCGCGATGTCCACCGGGTAACCAGCCGATGCCGTCGTGTTCGAGACCAGCGTGCGACCGCTCGGCGGGCCGATGATCTGCGTGCCGGTCGCGGTGATGCGCCCGAGCGTGTACCTGTACGCGCAACAGTAGTTGGCGGCCAGCCAGTCGACTCCACCGTTGAGGATCGCTCCGTTCGTCAGGTAGTCGATGCCGGGAGCGATGGGGCCGCCCGCAGGACGCAGCGAGCCGGTTGCCTGATCGAGAACTTGAATGCCCTCGCCGCTGGTGATGAACAGCCTGCCGCCTGCGACGGCGTGCCGGATCTTCCTCCCGCTCGGGTGCGAAGCGGTTCCGATGTTGTCGGCCGACGAGGGGGCTGGGAAGTACGGCGCACTGAGCCGTCGCATGGTGTTGCTCGGCGTCGCGTGGAGCAGCAGCTTCTCTTCGAACGCGATGATGCGGTCGTAGGAGAGCGCACGCCACAGCCGCCCGAGGCCCCGCCGCACCTCGAGCGTGTTGGCCTCTCGCAACACGAGGTTCTGCGAGGCGATGTGCATCGCCCCGTCGACGTAGTCGGTGGGGTTGCCGCCGACGGCGATGCCGCGGAACTGCGTGGTGGCTTCCTGCTTCGACCCCATCACAGCCCCCAGGTTCGGGAGAGGATGCGCTTCGCGTTCCCCTTGGACCTCGGCGCGAGGATGCCCACGAGGAGGTTGCGCTCCTTTGCGGTCGCCTCCTCACGAAGCGCGCCGGCGAGCCCGTCACCCTTCGGCGAGACGATTGCCGCGGCCGCGCGCAGCGCCACCGGCTGATGGAGCTCGACGGGCACGTTGGCGAACGGGGTGTAGCCGGCGCCGGCCAGCCAGTCGCCCACCTCGAGGTCGGCCGGCAGGTCGGTCGAGGTGAAGACGCGCGAGGTGGTGGTGCCGGAGATCGGCACGAGGTCGAAGCCGATGATGTCGAACGGGCTCGAGCTCTTCACGGCGTCGAGCTTCGCCGGCGAGGCGGGGAACGTGCCGGGGGGCGCGGTGAACCCGATGGTGGTCTGCCCAGCCGACGGCGAGTCAGCCGTGATGGTGGCGATGACCGCGCAGTTGGTCGTCTCGGTGATGCGCGACGGCCGCATGTGCCACTTCACGCGCAGCTTGTCGGAGGCGTTCCCCGGAATCGGCCACAGCGAGAGCGCGTGCTCCGAGAACGTGAAGCGCGCGGGCCGGCCGATGCGGTTGACGTTGGCCGCCATCTTGTCGAGCTCGCCCGGCGAGGCTTCCTCGAGCGTGTCTCGCTGCCCGTCGGCCTGCAGGTAGCTCACGAGACGAACCGCGGCGCAGCGCGCCGGCAGCCTGTACCGCTCGGTGCCGGAGACGAGCGTCACGTCGGTCTGCTTGACGAGGTACTCACCCCGCGCCGCCACCAGCAGCGGGAAGTGTGTCTCGAGCAGCTCGCGCGACGCCTGCTCGAGCACCTTCGAAGCGGGCCAGTCGGGGGCGTTTGACGGAATGCTCCCCCGGAGCCGGATGAGGCTGAGCAGCTCCGCGGAATCATTCATCGCCATCGGTCACCCCATGAAGCTCGACGCCATCGACGCGATCGAGCCGATGTCCATGCCGCCGCCACCGCCCTCAGCCTTCTTCCGCGCCTCTTCCTCGTCTTCCTTCACCATCGCGTCGGCGAGCCCGCGCAGCCCGGTCGCTTCGTCGGCTTCCCCGGGGTCGATCTGCGCGACGCCGGGGGCCTGGGTCATGCCGCGCAGCCCGTTCTCGCGCGAGCGGCCGATGGCCGCCTGGATCTGCGCCGACACCGCATCGTTCACGTCGTCCTTGCCGTACATGCCGCCTCCTCAGAACTGGATGGTGGCCGGGGTGCCGCCGCCGCCGACGCCGCCCGTGAGCGCGGTGCCCGAGACCGTGACGCCCGTGCCCTGCAACACGGTGGCGATGAAGTTGCCCTCGACGCCCTTCTTGAGCGCGGTGACGGTGACGACGCCGAGCGCCGAGGTCGCGCTCACCACCTTCGAGAGCGTGGCGTCCGCGTTGATGGCCGCCGCGAGCAGCGCCGCCGTGTTCGTGTCGCTGGTCGCCCAGGTGACGGTGATGAGCTGCCCGCCGATGCGCGCGCCGACGGTGCCCGAGCCGCCCGAGATGGTGATGGTGCCAGAGGCCGCCGCGAGCGCCGCGTCGGTCGAGCCTTCCTGCAGGGCGATGAACGTCTCTCCGACCGCCCCGGGCTCCATGCCCATCGCGCAGCGGTGGAAGAAGTCGCCGATCGCAGACAGCGACTCGCGCATGTTCGCAGCAGCGGTCGCGACTGTCGGGATGACGCCCTTTGGCGCGGAGATGCTGATGACGCGGTTCGACATCGTGCTCATGGTCTGCTCCTCAAGAGATGCTGCGTTCAAGTGGGGGCTCGACGGTGACCCCAGCCTCCGTCGAGCCCCCGATCAACGCACCATCAACTTCACGAGTTGACGATGTTGGTGACCTTCGTCGTGTAGGCCGGCGCGCCGCAGATGAGCGCGAGGTGCGCGTACATCATCAGGCGGTAGCCCGCGAGCGACTGGCCGCTCGCGTTGGTCGCGTTGTCGAAGTACGCCTCGCCGCGGCCCGGCACGTTGGGCGAGAGGTCCTGGGCGCCGATCTTCATGAAGCGGTCGACCGGGATGATGAACGCCTCGCCCTCCTTGATGATCGTGTGCGGCACGATCTCGAGCTCGCCGTTCTGCGAGTACATCGTGAGCGAGCGGAAGCCGTTCTTCGCCTTGCCCTCCGAGTAGCTCGCGTCGTACTTGCGCATCGCGGCCTGGTCGGCGCAGAGGTTCGCCCAGGTCTTCGGGTTGACGAAGACGGTGGCCTTCTCCTGCAGACCCTTGCCGACCGCATCGCCGATCGCGTCCTGCAGCTTCTTCAGCGTGAACGCCACCGAGCCGCACGAGAACGTGTTGCCGGCCCACAGGTCGTAGGCCGAGGCGTCGATGCCGAACAGCGAGCCCGTGTTGGTGACGATCTTGTCGACGCCGGCCATGTCCTTCGCCACCGAGCCCTTGGGCACGATGACCGAGCCGATGCCGACCGTGGTGCCGCCCGTCCACACCGAGTCGGTCGCCGCGCCGCTCGAGTTGTACGCCGTGATCGACAGCGTGCGGGTCGAGACGCTCACCGCGTCGATCTGGAAGTAGCCGCTGGTCGTGCCGTGCTGCGTCGACAGGGCCGAGTTCCAGAAGTGGACGCGCATGCCCTTCATGCCGGTCCAGATGCCCGAGCTCCACGAGGCCGTGGTGAGCTGGATCGCCTTGGTCGAGGTGCCCGTCGACGCGGGGAACGTGTTGACCACGCCCAGGTTGCTCTGGCCGTACCAGAGCGAGAGCTCGATGCGCTTGTAGCCGGCCTTGCGCATCCGGCGCACCATGCGCTCGCCGCTGTCGCCGTAGGCCTCTTCGCCCTCCTCGGTGGCCTTCGCCGCCGACTCGTAGTCGAGGATGTCCGAGACGAGGATCTGCGACCCGTCGATGGTCGCCTCCTTCATCTCGCCCGGGATGGTCTCCTCGAACGCGAACGCGCCGTCACCAGCCGCCGCGTAGGTGGTGCCCTGCGGGAGCGAGAGCTCCACCGGGAAGTTGAAGTTCTTGCCGACCTTCTGCGCCTTGACGATGTTGCCGAGCATCCCGTTCAGCTTGGCGACATCGGGGATGTTGTCCTGGAACTTGCCGTACTTCGACTTGAACCAGCCGTTGAGCTTCGAAACCGTCGTGACTGCGTCCGACATGGTGTGTACCTCGAGAGAGAGTGGAAACCGAATGCTGCACTGGTCGGTGACCGCTGCCTTCGCTCGAGGGGTGAGCGCCGTGCCGCAATGCGGCGGAGGTGCGCCTCTCTATGCTTCGTCGCGGGCCTTGCTCAGACCACGGTACGAGCCAGAGAGGCGCACCGTCAAGGTCAGATGCCCGGGAGCACCCGCTTGCCCTTGCCGCCCCACAGCAGCTCAGCCTCTTCGCGGTCGGTGAGGACGCGGGGGCCGGACGGGGCCTGCTGGCTCGACGCGGGCGCGGGCGGCGGCTGCGACTGCGGCGGGGGCTGACCCTGCCGTGCGGCCTCCTTCGCCTTCCAGTCGGCGACGAGCGCGCGGTGGAACATCTTGGTGAGCTCGGGGTCGACCTGGAGCAGCCTCTCGGGGGGCAGCTTCTTCAGCATGCCGGTCCCGCGGCCGATGACGCGATCGCGCACGTCCTGCGCGAGCTGCTGCGGCGTGAGCCCGAGCCCCTGCCGACGGTTGACCTCCTCGAGCTCGGCCATGAGCGCCAGCGTGTCGGCGTCCTTGGGCAAGTCGGGGATGAGAGCCACCGCGTCGGAGAAGAGCTGCCCGATGCGGTCGAGCTCCTGGTTGACCTCGGCCTCGAACTGCTGCTGCGTCTGCGCCTTGAGCTGCTCCTGCTGCTGCTGCTCGAGCTGTTTGAGCTTCTGCTCGGCCTCATGAGCGCGCCTCACGTTCGGGTCGGCGAGGCGTTCGGCTTCGACCAGCTCGGCCTGCAGCGCGTTTGCCACGAAGTCGAGCGGATCTTCGATGCCCTGATCGCGCAGCAGCTCCATCACCTTGCGGGGGTCGCGACGCAGCGCCTCGGAGAGCTCGGCCTGCTGCCGGCGCACCTGGTCGGCTTCCTTGCGGAGCCGGGCGGCCTCTTCGAACTTCTGATCGGCAGCCTTGTTCTTCCGGTAGCTGGCCCACAGCTCCTCTTCGCTCGCCTCGAGCTCAACCTCCTTGCCGTTGATGGTCTCCTTGCGCTTGAAGCGCGAGGGCGCGGGCGATTGCGGAGAGGTGCCGGGCGTCGGCGTACCGCTCCCACCGGGCGGCGTGCCGGTCGAGCCAGGAGCCGGGACGGGCGCCCCAGTGGAGGTCGTAGAAGAAGGCTGCCCAGCAGCACCACCAGAACTCGGCGATGAAGAGGAGGGCGAGGCGGGTGCGGCGGAAGGGGCTGCGGCTGGGGTCGTCATGCACGGGGTCTCTCAAGGGCCGGGGACTTCTTCAACCCGCTGGCCCGTCGACGGGTTGATGGGCATCTGCGGCTGACGCGGCATCTGGTTTGCGCCTGCCGGCTTCGGCTGCATCGCGTCGGGCGCGGAGCCTCCGCTCGAGGGGGGCTTCCCACCTCCGCCGCCGTCGTCCTTCTTCGGGGGGGCACCGCTCTCGGGACCGGGCGGCGGAGGGGGAAGGGCGCTCTGCAGCGGCGGCTGGTTCGTCAGCTCGAGCAGCGTCAGCCGGGTCTGCGTGGCCAGGACGGCGAGCTGCTCGTGCTCTTCGACGTGCGAGAGCACCGCGTCGATGACGGCCTGGGCCTCGGGCGACTGCGACTCGCGCACCGCGGGGTTGTCGAGCACCTCGAGGTGCTTGAGGCAGTGCGCGCGGTGGTCGTCGGTGATGAGCGCGCGCACATACCGCTTGCCCGGCTCGGGCTGAGCCTCGAGGCGAGGCTTCGCCTCGCCCGTCATCGGGTCCACCTCGATCACGGGCTGTCCGGTCATCGGGTCGACCACCGGCCCCTGCGGAATGGGGCCGATGCCGGAGGCCAGCAGCTCGTTCTCGCGGTCGAGGTTGGCTCTGCGCTGCGATTCACCGCGGGTCATGTACTCGATCGAGCCGGTCTCGAGGACGCGCATGTAGTCGCCGGGCGCGATCTGGTTGGGGAAACGTTCCGCGAGCGTGTCGGCGATCTGCACCTTGCCGGCGAGGGTCTTCGCCATCGGGTTGATCGACTTGACCTTGACCTTCGTGACCTTCTTGAAGTCCTTGCCGCTGAACGCCTTGAGCAGCGCCGCCTGGTAGTTGCCGGCGATCTTCGGCTGCATCTCCTCCGCCATGTTCTCCTGCGCGATGGCGATGGTGTCGAAGTGGTGCTGCTCCTTCCAGATGACGATGCGGGCCTGGAAGTCGGAGCTGTACTGCACGGCCTGCGCCTGCACGAGCGCGAGCGCCGAGCCCGACTTGAGCGAAGCCTCGGGGTCGCCGCGCACCACCGAGTTCACGCCGACGAGCTGCCCCATCTCCGAGATGAGCGCCTGGCGGAACGCGAAGACCTCCTGCGGCGTCGTCGGCAGCACGAGCGCCGAGGGCTTCTCGAGGCCGGGGGTGTACTCGACGAGCTTGAGCCCCTCGCCGAGATCTTGCTCATCAACATCGGCGCCCTTCGGGGCGATGACGACGCCCAAGCCGAACGTGCGCGCGTTCGACAGGGCGATGGTGCTCAGCGACGACTGCGCTTCCTGCGGCGCGAGCAGACCCCACGCCGGCGAGTAGCCGAACGGGGTGCGGTGGATCTCCGCGCACGCGAGCCGCTTCACCGGGATCGAGGCGTAGGTCGGCGTGAGGGGGAAGTCCTCGAGCACGATCTTCGGGTCGATGAAGACGACGACGCGCCCCTGCGGCATCGCCGGTGAGGGAGCATGGAAGAAGTAGTAGACCGGCAGCTCGTCACGCAGCGCCTGCTTGCCCTCGCCCGCGCGCGCGACGCCGAGCAGGTCGACGCGCTGCGTGATGTTGCGCGTGTCGCTCTCGTCCTCCGCCGCGTAGGTGCGGATCTGCTCCGCCAGCTCGGGCTTCTCCGCCATCTTGTCGAAGCGGTTCTGGAAGATGCGGCAGATGACCCACTGGCCCGCACCGCTGCGCGTGAAGGGGTCGACGAACACGTCCATCGGCGTGAGCGCGAACGCTTCGAGCTCGCCGGCGCGAATCGGCTTCCCCGGTGGAGCCTGCTCTTCGAACTGCTCCTGCTGCGGCGTCTCTCCCTCGAGCTGCTCGGCCGACGGCGGCTCGAACTGCTCGGGCGGCATCACCACCTCGCCACGCGAGCGGTTCCACCACCGCATGATGTAGCTCATGCCGTAGATGCCGGCGTACTCGCCCGCGTCGCGCTCCTTGCCCTCGATGCCGGCCTGGTCGGTGAAGTGCGCGAGCGCCGCCTTGGCGCGCTTCACCTCGATCTCGGCCTCGTAGTCGTCGGTCGACGCCTCGGGCTCCATCTCCGTCCGCTGCGAGAACGCGAGGTTGAGCCAGATCGTCACGTCCGACCGGAGGTGGTTCATCATCAGCAGGTGGAGCTCGCCCTCCGCCCCGTCGCGGCCAACCTCCTGGTCGCTGTGCCCGGTCTCGGGGTGCGCGCCGTAGAAGCGCCAGTGCATCTTGCGCCACACGCGCACCAGCCCGGCCTGCTCCACGAACCGCTCGTAGACCCTCTTGCGCTCGAGCAGCGCGTCGATGAGCTCAGGCCCGGTACGGGCCGCGAAGTAGAGGTCATCCTGATTCTGCTGGTCCATGAGCACCACCCTACCGCTTGAAGAGGCCCGAGAGCACGCGCGCGGTCTTCGACATCGGCTTCTCGTCCCGCACGACGATGCCAGGGCCGGAGAACGGCAGGTGCTTCGGCATCGGGTTGCGCCAGTCGTGGAAGTTGCGCCGGCCGTAGATGATGGCGGCGAGCACGTCGAAGTGCCCGTCGACCGTGGTGCGCTCGAACTTGGTGCGCGCCTTGTTCCACACCGCGTTCTCGAGCTGCCGGCGCGTGGTGACGCAGCGCGGGTGCGTCCACAACGGCAGGCGCTGCCCCGAGACCGAGGTGCGCACCTTGTTGATGGCTTCGTCGAGGTTGTCCTTCGCCGTCGGAACGAAGCTCCAGCCACCGAGCATCGAGAGGTCGGCGATGAGTCGATGATCCACGTCGGCGACGCACATGTACGGCTTGTGCCCCTTGCCCCACAGCCTGTCGGTGCGCTCGCGCATCACCTCGTTCAGCTTCGGTGTCGACATGCGCCGCATCACGAAGTCGTCCTCGATGACGATGCGCCCGCGGGGGAAGTCCCAGATGGCCCAGACGATGCCGGTGAAGTCGGGGCTCCACCCAGGGTCAACCCACAGGTACGTGTCGAACGCCTCGGGGCGGTACGACGTGTCGAAGTTGTCGATCACCTCGAGCGTGAACGCGCGGAGCTGCTCTCGCGTCGCCTCGGGCACGATGGCGCTCTCCTCGTCGGTGACGTGCATCGCGAGGTACTCGCGCTTCCACGTCGTCGAGTCGGGTCCGCCTGCCGCGCGACAGAGCTCGTCCTTCTCCTCTTCGCTGATGCGCGGGTTGTCGTGGATCGTGCGCTCGAGCAGCGTACCCTGGGCTTCGGCCAGGTCGCAGAAGTGCTTGAACGGGTGGCCCGGTCGCTTCGCCGGGCTCGAGATGATGAGGATGCGGCCGCGCGTGTTCAACGTCTGCGGCATGAGGATGTCGTTGACGACGTACTCGAGGTCGGAAATCGCGCCGCCCTCGTCGACGATGGCGAGATCCGCGTGCTGGCCGCGCAGCGTCTCCGCGTTCTCGCGGTCGCAGCCGGCGATGGTGATGGTCGAGCCGTTCGGGAAGCGGTACTCGCCGTCTTGCGAGTGGAACTTCGGGCGCTGCTCTTCGGGGCACGTCTTGAAGATGGCGCGGAGGTGCGGCCGGAGGATCTTGCGCACCTGCTTCTGCGTCTGCGCCGCGTACTTGATCTGCGCGCCGGGCTTCCTGATGGCGAGCGAGCACGCCTCGGTGAGCGCCCAGTACGAGCCGCCGAGCTGGCGCGACTTGTTGACGACGATAAGGCGGTTGATGGCCAGCGCACGCTCGAGCCAGGCGTGCATCGAGAGCTGATTCGAGTCGAAGAGGATGGGCGCGATGAGCCCGCGCTTCCACGCCTCGAGAATCACCTCACGCCGGCTCAACCTTCGTCGGCGTCGGTCTCAGCGGCCTCCGCCTCCTCCGAGACGTTCTCCCGCGGGCCGCGCGGTCCCTTCTTCGGGAAGTTGCTGCCCAGGTCGTCGCGCGTCGGACGCAGCTCGCGCATGATCTCGGCGTCGGTGAGGATGGCGCGGTACTTCTTCGGCGCCATGTGGCTCAGGTCGCGCACCTTCGCGCGGTTCATCTGGTTCAGGAAGATGATGCGCTCGAGGTGGTTGAGCAGCATCTCGAGCTCAGGCAGCGACTTCGCGTCGAGCTCCAGCTCCTGCACGCGCTTCGTGACCTTCTCGGCGAGCAACTGCAGCACCATGTCGACCTTCAGCCGCGCCGCGGAGAAGAGATCGTCGATGACCTCGGGCCGACCACCCTTCGCGCTCGTCTCCCCGCTCATCACTCCTCCTTTTTGAAGACGCCGGTCCACTTCGCGCCCTGCTCGAGCCGCTGCACGCGCTGCAACGTCGACGCGGCGATGTTCTTGAGCTCCATCGCGTCGTTCGAGACCTGGTTGACCCGCTCCACGAGGCGTTTCATCGCTTCCGGGGGGCTCGCCGACGCGCTCTTCGTCGCCTCGGCCACCTTCTTCTCGAGTTCCGCCAGCTCCGCGGCGCCCGGGAGCCCCTCGAGGGTGAGCTCGAGCTCGCCGAGGCGCTTCTGCAGCGCCTTCATCGTCTTCTGCGCCTTCGAAACGCGCCTCGTGCGCGCCTCCCGCCACGCGAAGAGGGCCAGCGCACCGAGCCCCAGGGCCAAGACCACCATCTCGAGGCTCACGCCGAGAACTCCTCGACCACCGCGTCGCTCAGCGCGCCCTCGATCACCAGGTAGTCGCCGTCGGTGCTGCGCTCGCGCTCGTAGATGACCTTGCCGTCGAGCACGATCATCTCGATCAGGTGGTTCATCCCGGTAGCGTCGCGCCAGATGGCGAGGCGAAGTGCCCCGCTGTACCGCTGTTCGGCGGTGATCTGCGCGTTCGCAGGCGGTCGGCGGTCCTTCCAGAGCAGGAAGGCCGGGTCGCAGGCGTGCCCGAGCAGGTGCGGCACCCGGTACGAGCCCCCGCACACCGTGCAGATCCACCGCGGCTCGAGGAACACGTCGCGCTTCACCACGCGCCCGTTCCCCTGGGGGTCGGCGAAGGTGCGCTCGATGGTCTTGCCGTCGTCGACGCGCACGATCTTCACCCCCGAGACCTCCGCCACCTCCTTCGGCGGCGGCATCGAGTGCAGGTTGGCCGGGCACGAGCACTCCTCCTCGCGCTGCGCGGGGCACTCGGGCATGTGCCGGCGCCGCTTGTCCCGCTCGAGCGCCAGCTTCTGCGCCGCCTCGAGCACGGCCGCCACGTCAAGGGCTTCAGGGGTGTCGATGCGGTCAGCCGCTGCCGGCCCGACGCTCGGCGAGCTCTTCTGCCCGCCCTTCTTCGCGTTGTCGCTCATGTCGCTCCTGGGGTTGAGCTGCCCGAGCATCATGCGCACGCCCGGGCGCCCCCGTCGAGGGGTGCGTCGCCCTCATCGCCGCGAGCGCCGACCGCGCCCGGTACACCAGCGTCGCGTCGTAGGTCGCGTCGTGGCTGTCCGGTGCCTTCTTCCGACGGTGCTCCGCCAGCTCGGCAAGCATCGCCACCGCCTCCCACGCCGCCGTGACGAAGGGGTCGTTCACCGGCACACCGCGACCGGCACCCGGCAGTAGCTCCCGTCCTCGCCGAACGCCTCGAGCCCAGGCCCGCACGCCGGCACGCACTCCACCTCGACCCACGCCGCCCCGTGGCACGCGAAGACGCACCGCGCCTCCCCGCTCCACGCGCACATCACCTCCGTCTCGCGGCACACGTCGCCGCACCCCGCCAACAGCGCCAGCGTCAACATGGTCTTGGTCATGCGCCTCCCGACGACGCCCGACAGGGGAAATTTATTTGGGTGGACAGGGGTGGTGCGCCATTGCGGGAGGGGGTGGGGTGGGAATGCTGGGGGGGGCCTCCCTCGAGCTCCCACCTACTCGAGCCGCCCGGCCGCCGCCCGTCGACGCCGCACGGCGCGCGCTGCCTCCCTGCTCACGCGCCCCCTCTCTCCCACCCGCGGCGCACCCGGCGCCCCACCAGTCTCGACCCACGTCACCGCGCATCGCCAGAGCCACCGCACGTTCGCCTCGCTTGCCTCCCTGCGCCGCACCAGCTCCCTCTGCCACCGCGCGCGGCCGTCGCGTGCTCGAGGGGGAAGCGTCGGTCTGTCGGTCCCCTCGCGTGCGGCCCTTCGGCGCAGCTCAGCCCCCTCGCGCAGCCACGCCCGGCGAGCGTCGACGGCCTCTCGCACCGCGCGCGCCACCAACTCCTCGCGCTCCCTCAGCGTCGACAGCAGCGATGCCAGGCCTTCCCCCACCGCGGCGCCGGCAGCTCGAAGTGCCACCGCCTCCCGCTGCGCGAGTCGCCGGGCGAACCGAACATGCGCGAGGTGCGACGGGTTCGCCGACGGACACGGGACCGGGCGCCGGCGCCACCACGCGGCTAGGTCCGCACTCCAGTCGCGATCGTCGCGAAGCGTGACCGAGCGGCCGCTAGATCGAGCGCGAGACCCCGGCTCTCCCTCCCTCACCTGTGACTGAGCAAACCCTTGCTCACTTTGTTTCATGGCATGCGAAATGCGTCATTGACACGTCGTTTCGAAGCATTCAACGTCGCGCGCGGCCTCTGAGAGTGGTGCCTGACTCCCTCACCTGCGCCACCCTACGAAGACAAGCAGAGGGACGGAAGAGGCGCGGTGCGAAACGTGAGAGGCAAGGCACACTGTCGCCTGCCGGCGAGCCTCCGGAGTCGGCGCCTCCCTTGCGGTCGTGGAACGGCCCGGCATGAGGCGGTGACGCGGAATCGCGCGAAGTGAGGGAGAGGCGGAAGGGCGTGAGAGGCGCGCGATGAATACAGCGGCGCGGTGCCCCGTCAGAAGGGCATGACCAACGCCAACGTAGTGAAACTCGCCGAGTGCCTCGCAATGGTTCGCTTGATGACGGCTCTCGGCATGCGCCTCCCTCCCGAGCTGCCCGGGCTTGTCGCAAAGCTCGAGGCAGCCATCGAAGCGCAGAAGTCGAAGTGACGTGAATAGCCGCGCAGCGCCCCCGTCAGAAGGGGCGCTGCACTCAACCGGAGAACACCCACCATGCGCCTCACCTTCAACACCCACCGTTCCTCTCACGATCTCCGAGACCCTTTCGCCGTTCGCGACTGCCTGTGGGCGGTGCGCCTCGGCGCAGACGTGTCGGGCGCCCAGCTCGACACGGCCGAACGTCTCATCATCGCGCTGCGCGAGTCGGGCGCTGTCACGCTGTCGATCGAAGTGACGGGCACCGCGCCCAACGCCCTGCACGCGGCCGCCCAGCATGCCGCGCACGATCGGCTCACCTCGGAAGGCGGTGCCCTGTGAGCACCGTGTGCGTCATGCCCGTTCGCGCGCGGAAGTCCCCCGGCCTGACGTGGGCCGACATCATGGCGGACCGCACCGCGCGCGGACTCGAGGCGCCGCGGCCGGCCCCCGCTAAGCGAGTCCAGGCCCCCACCGGCCCCCGCTCGATCGTCATCGTTGGCGGCCCCACGGTCGATCAGCGCGACCCTCGGAACACTCTCGCCTGCACCGCTCCGATGCACTCGGGCGGCGCCCCCAAGTCGGCCGCGGCGGCGTCGAAGGCGCGTCGTGAGGCGATGGTGAAGTGCTCGTGCCGCACCTGTGGCCTCGCGCTTTGGCCCCCGCTGACGTTTGCCGAGCACCGCGCGTTCTGTGGCGTCATCCTCGACGCTGAGCAGGAAGACGCTGTGTTCGGCGGCCCCCGCGTGAAGCGCGAGCACGTTGACGGGCGCGACTCGATCGAGGTGCGCAAGTCGCGCGACTGCCACGACCGGGAGCTGTCGGTCTACGGCCCAAAGGGCTGTCTCGGCTGACGGTTGAGGCTTCCACAGGCGCCGCGTGAATACGTGGCGCCGATGGCCGTCCCAACGGTCGCAGCAAACGAAGTTCACCCGCAGTCAACCGGAGATACCCACATGGCTCACCAGATTTTTCAGGACCGTCGCATGTTCTACGCCGGAACCACCCCGTGGCACGGCCTCGGCACCAAGCTCCCGGAGAACGCGCGCTGGGCGGACGTGGCGCACTTGTTCCCCCGCGTCGACGAGAGGCCGGTGCTCATGCCGGGCGGCGTCATCCTCCCTGACGTGAAGGCGCTCGTGTGCAGCGGCGATGGGCGCTACCTCGCGACCGTCGGCGCTGACTACAAGGTGGTTCAGGCGGAGACCATCGCTAGCGTGATGTTGACGGCCGCGGCGGATGCGGGCGCCATCTTCCACACTGGCGGCGTGCTCGGTGAGCGCGGCAACCGCGGGTGGCTGCTGGGCGAGCTCCCCCGCGCCTCGTTCACCATCGGCGGAGACTCCCCCGTGCGTGCCTACTTCCTCGGCTATTGGGGTCATGACGGCCGCACGGGCGTCACGCTGCGCAACGTGGCCACCCGCGTCGTGTGTCAGAACACGGTGAGCGCGGCTCTCGGTGAGCGCGGCGGCTTCCGCGTCAACGTGCGCCACACCTCGGGCGCCGAGGTGAAGCTCGACGACGCGGCGCGCACCTTCCGCGACTTGCACGCCAACCAGGTTGCGCTGCGCGCGTTCGCTGAGAAGTCGGCCGCGCACGTCCTCACCCGCGCGGAGGTTGAAGCCTCCCTTGATGCGCTCTTTCCCCGCGGCGAGGATGACACCGCGCGCGACACTGAAAAGCGCGAGGCGTCGATGGGCAAGGTGGTCTCGATCCTCGGCTCCGACACGGTTCCGGTGGCCATCAGGCACACCGCGTGGGGGCTGATGCAGGCGGCCAGCGAGTTCGCCGAGCACTTCACCGCGCGGGTGACTGACGCGCAGCGACAGCTCGACTCGCTGGCGGCGCGGCAGCTCGACTCGATCGGTGACGTGTCGCAGGTGTACGCGACCATCGCGCGGGTGACGGGCATCGAAGCGCGCTGAAACGTCCGTCAGGCGCCCGGTGTGTGAATACCGGGCGCCGCACGGCCGTATCAGTAGCAGTCAACCCGCAGTCAACCGGAGAACCCGATGAACGCCACCGCCTCTCTTTGCACCTTCTGCAGCGACCCTCACAACTGTCCCCTTTGCGACCTGATGCGCTTCCCGCAGCCGCTGACGGGCAGCTCGATCGCGCGCATCGCGGCGGGGCACAAGCTGCCGGCGCCCAAGGTGGCGCTCAAGCCGCAGATGACGCGCGCCGCGGCAGACCTGGCCCACGCGGATCGGTCGGTCACGATTCAGCAGGAGATCGAGCGCATCAGGCAGGAGAACGAGGCGCTGCGGGCGAAGGCTGCCGCGCGCACCGCTCCCAAGGCTCCGCCCGCGGCGCCCCCCGCCGAGTCGAAGACGGTGCTCGCTCCTGCCTTCGTTCCTGCCGCCGCTCCCGCTCCCGTCACCCCGCCCGCCCCGGTCGTGACCTTCCCCGCGCAGAACCTCTCTGCGGCGCTGCGACCGATGGACTGGGTGGGACTCGCCGCGCGCGTCGATGCCGGGTTGCTGACGCAGGCCGAGGCGGAGCGCATCGGCCAGAGCTGGTTCGCGCCCGCCGCGATGGCGTGAGGTGAGGCTTCAACGGTCTGGCGAGCGCAGTTGGCTCGCCGGCCCGATTGAAGGTTCACCCGCAGTCAACCGGAGAGGGCTGAGTCATGGCTACGAAGACCCACAGGAAGACCCACAAGGCGGCGTCGAAGGCCCGCGAGCCGTCGGGGGAGAAGATCGGTCCCGTCGTGTTCGAGTTCTGGCAGGTGGAGATCCTCGACCTCGACGGCGAATGGTATCAGCTCGACACGGGCCTGACGCGGGCCGAGGCGGAGAAGCTGGTGGAGCACGCTGCGCTCGACGGCACCCGGGCGCGCGCGTCGGTCGATGACTTCTACGCGGTGCCCGAGTGCTCGGAGGTGTCGCCGTGAGCCGCATCACTTCGTTCTACCGGGAGCCCGATGACGGTGAGGTGAAGTGGCTGCAGCTCGCCGAGGTGCTTGCCGCCTACCAGGCCGGGCGCATCGAGTGCCCCATGTGCGCTTCCCACGCGCTCGAAGACAACGGCTTCCGCACCCGCTCCACCATGAGCTTCTGCTGCACCGCGTGCGGCGAGCAGTTCGACGCGCAGGACATCGGAGAGCTGTCGTGAGCACCACGGCACTCGTCTTCGAGTCGGGCGGCCGACTCTTCTGGCTCGAGAACGGCACCCTGTGGACCTGGGCTCGTGTGTCGTGGCGGTGGTGGCCGGTGCGCACTGGCGATGGGGCTCGGGTCGGAGGCCGGGTGTTCTCGCGCGATGAGGTGCTGTCGGTCATCGCTTCTGCGGGAAGTCCTACGCGCCCGCGAGTCGTCGCCGATGCGCTCATGCCGTGCCTCAAGTGCGGGCAGCTCACCCCGCCCGAGCGCGCCATCTACTTCGGAGCGCGCGGCCCCTTCTGCCACCGGGCGCACGTCGAGGCGTGGGTGATGTCTCAGCCGGTGATTGACGCGCGGTCAACTCGGGCCTAGCAAGGGGGAATGAACAAGCGAGACCTCATCGCGGAGATAGACCCTGACGCTGTGTTCGCCGATGGCTTCGATGACGCGATCATCGGCCTCGGCGAGCGGTGCGGAGAAGAGAACGTGGTGGTGTACGACGCGCAGAAGTGCATCGACATCTTGGGCGGCGGCGATGAGGCGCGAGAGCACTTCGAGTTCAACGTGGCGGGCGCGTGGATCGGAGAGCGCACCCCATCTACGTCTGGCGAATCGATCTTGATTGAGGCGCAGCTTGCCTCGCCCCCGCGCGTTTCTCTCCGGTTGCGCGCGGCGGGCTTCTTTCTGGAGGTGGAACGTGAAGACGACAGACACCGAGGCGGAGTTCTGGCTGGAGCCGCACGGATCATCGCGCTGCTACTGCGCGTTCATCCAGTCGAAGCGCGAAGGCAAGTACGGCTCCGAGAAGTGGAAGCGTTCGCTCAAGTTCCTGGTGCGGGTCGAGGTGTGGTCGAGCGCGGAGGACGCGGAGCGCGGCGAAGACGAGAGCTTGCGCGAGTACGCCACCGAGCCGACGTTCCAGCGCGCGCTGCTCACCGCGCGCAGGTTGGCCGACCGGATCGAGCTCGAGCAGCGGCTGAAGGAGAGGCGCCGATGAGCTTCCTCTCTCCGACCAACAGCGCAGAGTGCCGCGCGTGCGGCGTTCGGCGTGCCTTCAAGGAGCTGCACCACCACGGCGGCTTCATGAACTACCGCTGCAAGGACAAGGAGCGGTGCGAGCGGGTGACCGACCTGCTCTCGGAAGAGGAAGTGCGGGAAGTGAACGACGAGGCTCTCGCCGACCTCGACGTGGAGCGCAGGGACTCGGCTCTGGAGTTCGCCGGCGTGGATGACGACCCCATCGAGAGAGACTGGTGACGCACATGGAAGACCTGGAGCTGGAAGAGCTGGCGAAGTCGACGACGAGCACGAAGAGCCGGCAGGTGCTGGATGAGGTGGCGCGGCTTCGCTCGAGCGAGGATGAGCGCCTCGGCTACTTCCGCGACTACCCCGACCACGACTCGCAGTCGCTGGCGCTGTGGCACTCGGCGGCGACCGTCGAGGCGAACGCCATCGCGCGGGGGCCGAAGCGCCCGTGGCTCGCGCAGCTCGCGGTGACGTTCGGCGCGCTGGTGTTCTGCCTGCAGCCTCAGGTGCCGGTGGAGGAGCGCGAGCGCCGGCTGCGTGCTGCTCTCCTGGCGATGACGGCGGTTGCCGTCGCGTGGATCGAGGCGCTCGACGGGCGGGCTGATGGTCGACCGGTGGCGCCGAAGCTGAAGTGGTGGCGGCGTGCGTGGAACTGGCTGCGAGGTGCGGCGTGAAGACGCCTGAGGAAGAGCGCGACATCTACGCTCACGAACTGCACATCGCCTCTCTGCGCGTCGCGGAGCTGGAGCGCGAGCGGGACGAGGCGCGCGAGCGCGTCCTCGTGATGTCGGATGCGTGGAAGGCGGCCATGGACAACGTGGCGCGGCTTCGCGAGGCGCTGACGCAGGTTCGCGACGCGATGCTCGCCACCGGGCAGGAGCCGGATGGTGACGACGACCCGCGTCGGCCCGTGGCTACGGCTGTGTGGCGCGCCCTCGCCTCGGCCCCGAGCGCCGCGCCGACGCCGCGCGACATGCGCGTCGCGTCGGCGGTGCGGGAGGCATGCATCAATGCGTTCTGCGTCCCGTTCTGGGAGCAGCGAACGCCACAAGCGACGCTGCGCTCCCTCGACCTCGCCGCCGTGGTGGCGAAGGCGGTGGGGCTGTGACCGAGCGCCCCATCCTCTTCAGCGGCGCGATGGTGCCGCCACGCACGTCGAAACGCGACTCAAGAGCGACCTCTTCAGTGGCGGCATCGACGCGCTGCGCCTCGACGCGCAGTGGGAGGACGCCCGAAGGACTGCGGACCGTCGTCCTCCGCTCGCTTCGCGCTTTGAGGAGGCCTTGACATGACGCCCGCACAACTCGCCGCGCAAGAGCGAGAGCGAGAGTTGGAGCCGCCGTCGCGCTGCCCGAAGTGCGATGCCCCGTTTCTGCTGTGCATGGCCGAGATCCAGACCTTCGGAGAGCACATCTGTCTCTCACCTCCCGAGACTCGCACTGGAGCATCCTCGCCGCGTCCGTCGGGAGAGACGCCGTGAGCGCGCCGGAGACGCACGTCACGGAGTGGGGGCTGGGGAGGCTCGTGCTCGGGAGGTCGAGCCCGAAGACGATGCGCGAGTGGAAGCTCAGGCCCGACACGCGCGCTTGCGACGGCGTGAGGGTGAAGCCTCGGAGCTACGGAGACCGAACGGTCATCCTCTCGGCGACGGCGGAACGGCGCGTCCCCACCTGCCCGCGCTGCGCGGTGCTGCGCGACGAGGCGCTCGAGGGGCGGCTGCCGAATAGGGAGAGAACGTGATGCGACAGAGAGACCCGAGGAACGTCAGAGACGCCCTGCTCGAGGCCGGGCACCCGCCCGCCGAGGTGGAGGCCATGCTGGCGGCTGCCGAGGCTCACCGCGAACTGGAGCGCCTCAAGCACATCTTCGACAACGCGCAGGGGCTGCGCTTCGAGGACTTCGCGCGTCGTGCGCAGGCGCGCGCGCTGGTGGCCCTGCGGCTGATCTCCGACCTCGCGGGAACCGAAACCGAATCCCTCACGCTCTTCGAGACCACGCCGTGTGCGCTCGACGAGTGGCGAAGAACAAGGCTGCCGATCAGTCAGTACAATTTCGACACGTGAAAAGCCCCGCGCCTGAGTGAGCACGCGGGGCAGAAGAACGCGCAGGCGGAAGTCACCGGAAGGGCCGGCCCTGCGGGAGTCGAACCCGCGCAGCCGCCCGCGCGGGGCAGTCCTACCACGAAACGCGCGCGCCGATTCCAACCTGCCACTCGGGCGTGAGCGAGCTCGGGAGCAGCGCCTCTGCGAAGCCGAACACCGCCAGGCGCTCGTCGACCCGGGCGCCGAGCTCGCCGCGCGCGAAGCCGGCGAAGTCGCGGCCGATGCCTCGAGCCCCGACGTTCACCTCCGCGTAGCCGGCGCTGCGGGGAAGCAGCGACACGCGATCGAGCCCTGAACGCACTGCGCCCCGCACCGGCTCAAGGTCGATGCGGGGCGCGTCTGCGGTCAGGGCTTCTGAGGGACCGTGGCCTCGGCGATCTTCTCGGCGACCTTCGTCGACCCGTTGAGCGCGGAGAAGCCGAGCTTCACCACCTCGGTCTCGTTCGGACGCAGCGGGCGCCAGCCCTGGGCCTTCATCCACTCGTCGGCGATGCGCAGGCCGGCCGCCACCTTGTCGTCGACGGTCGTCTCGGTGGTCGCCGCGAAGTCCTCGACGCCGTGGAAGGCGTGCTCGGTGACGATGGCGATCTGCCGCTTGCGCTGCGCACTGAGCCCCGCGGCGCCCGCGATGAGCCCGAGCACCGTCAGCACCACCGACGCGATGCCCTGCGGGGTGATGAACTGCTTGGCGAACTCGCCGAGCACCGACGGCGCGGGGGTAGGCACGGGCTCGGCCTGGGCGAGCGCGAAGTCGGGCGCGGGCGTGCCGGCCGCCAGCACCAGATCGTCGACGCTGGGCGGGGGCGCTGCCGCAGCGGGGAGCGAGAGGGTGAGAGCGAGGGACAGGAGCAGCAGGGTCTTCATGTGGTGGTGCCTTTCATGGACTGCGGGTCAGAGGTCGCCGTCGATGAGCGGCTGGCCGTTGTGACGGCGGACGTTGTTGAGCGCCTCGCGGTCGCGTGCGCGGTACTCCTCCAGCTCCTTGATGGCGCCGTCGAGGAGCAGGTCGGCGTCCTCGGTCGAGTCAGCAGGGACGCGCATGTAGACGACCGAGGTGTCGCCACAGGCCCTGCGATGCATCTTGTCGAGCGCCTCGTGCAACTTCTTGATGGTGGCCATGACTACTCCTCGGGCTCGACGGTGATGGTGATGTGGTGCGGCCCTGGGCTCCCCATCAGCAGCGAGAGCAGGTGCACGTAGGCGATGCGGCTCTCACGCACGGCCTCGCCGTGACGGACGACGCCGGGGAGCAAGCAGCCCTCCGTGTCGGCGGCGGTGTTGCCGGGGTGGATGCGGACGCCCATGAAGCCCGGCACGTCGAGCAGCAGCGGCATGTCGCGGGCGAAGCGCGGCGAGTACGTCACCCGCACCTCGTACGTGCCGCAGGGGACGCAGGTGGCGCCCGGGACCTTCGGCTCGGGCGGCGGGCGGTAGCGGTCCTCAAGGATGAAGCACTCGCGGCGGCCGTCGACGTACAGTTCGCCCACGGTCGAGGCCTCGGTGAGCCAGCGGCGCACGAGCTTGAGCTTCATCGCGCGATGCCCTCCGACATCTCCCTGACCTCGCGCTTGAGTTCGACGATGGCCGCCTCGACCGCCACGACGCGCACCTCGAGGACGCGGCGGTCGCCGTCCGCGCGCGCGAAGGCTGCGGACATGTCGTCCAGCTTCGTGCCGACGACCTCGAGCGCCGTCTCGACGCGGGCGAAGGCGTGGCGCACGAGGAAGGCCAGCACGCCGAGGATGGCGGCGGCGACTGCGCCCACCACCCACTGCGCGAGCGTCGGGTCGGCCTCGAAGACGGCGAGGATGGCGCTCACAGCCACTCACCCGGA